TGATGTGCAAGGCCGTCATGATAAGTATACGCCCGAAGTGGTGCGAGAAGATTATCAGAGGTGAGAAAACCATTGAGGTGCGAAAGAACCGCCCGAATAAGGGAACGCCGTTTAAGTGCTATATCTACTGCTCGAAAAGTGGCGATGCGCGTAGACTTGTCGGGGAGCGCGGTAAGGTCATCGGCGAGTTTACCTGTGAGCGGATTTACGAAATTGGTAAGCGTGGAATACCTGAAAATTTCGATTATTGTTACCTCTCGCTCAACGAATGGGGTAATGACGATATTGAAACCGAAATCAAAGCCATATCCGCGTCGTGTGTTTCAAAAGAAAAACTCAACGCTTATGGGGCCAAAGCGCCGTTTCTCTATGGTTGGCACATCTCCGACCTTAAAATCTACGACACGCCGAAGGATGTGAGCAAGTTTTCGCGCCCGTTTGAAAACTGCATAGACAAAGTGTGTGATGAATTTGGGTGTGAATCATGCGAAAATGGCGGTCATATTAAGCGCCCGCCCCAGAGCTGGTGCTATGTGGAGGAAATGTGATGGATGCAGTAAAGTTTATCGAGGAACGCAACAGAATGTGCAAGAGTTTTGGCCCTAAATGTAAAGGGTGTCCTGCTTCTAACGCTTACGAGGATGAGCTATGGGGTTGCGCAGTTGCTCAAGAATCAACGCTGGACGCTACGGCTCAGATCGCTATTGTCGAGGAATGGTCTGCTGCGCACCCACGCAAGACGCGGCAGAGCGTGTTTCTGGAGCAATATCCGGAGACAATCATTGATGCGTTCGGGGCACTCCAGATTTGTCCGATGGTTATTTCTGCTGCTCACAGAGATAGTGACGGAGAGTGTAAGGATCCAGCAAAGATGTGCATAGATTGTCGTCGCGAGTTCTGGATGCAGGAGGTAGAGTGATGGAAAATTTGTTGCAAAACATCGCCAGCGTGCTGTGGATTGTGTTAGGCGTGTGCTTTTTCTTTGGGCTAAGGAAGTGGAGTAAGCGGTTTAGTGAGTTGTATGATGAACTGAAAGAGGAGATAAGTATACCAGTGGTGCAAGGCCGGTGGATTCCTTTTCATAGTGAGGCTGCTGGTGATATTCAGTATTGTTCCATCTGCGGAATAGGATTTGATGCTAAGACGGATTATTGTCCGCACTGTGGCGCAAAAATGGGCATTAAGGACGGAGGTGACAACGATGCGGTTGATTGACGCAGAATCCGCCATGAGTACGCCCGTCTTGCCAAAAGAGTACCGGAATTACCAGACGGATAATCTTGATGACGCATACGAGCGAGGATGGGAGGATGCTCTTGAGAATCTTAAAAACGCTCCTACCGTTGATGCTGCACCGGTAGTGCGGTGCAAGGGCTGCAAATATCTTGTAAATGCAACGGTTAATTCCAACGGCTTCTTGATTTGTCATGTTAATGATATGGAGATTGCGCCGGAGGATTTCTGCAGCTACGGCGAGAGAAAAGAAGGTGCTGACAATGGCTGAATATATTAAGCGGGAAGCCGCACTTGCAATTTGCGAAGAAGAATACCGAGAACAACTGCGAATCCTAAACTATGCCGGTGACTCTGTGGCGTGGGATATCGGACATGCTATTAAAGAACTGCCAGCTGTTGATGTTGCCCCGGTGGTGCATGGGCGGTGGGGCACGGGCCGGTTCAATCTGGAAACGGGAAACTATGAGGAGCAGTGCACCCGCTGCCGGAATTTCTCGAAAGAGTACGGCAAGCCTTACTGCCCTAACTGCGGTGCAAAGATGAATGAAAAGGAGGCTGTCTATGATTAAGCCATACATCAAAAATGAAACTGCAGTGGATATTATCTGTAGTATCTGCGACAGAATGTATCCTGGAATGGACTGTGAGCCTGCAGACTGTGAGTGGATGAAGATGCTGGCGGAGGAATCTGTTGATGCTGCGCCGGTGGTCAGATGCAAAGACTGCGAATACAGCTACGATGAAATAAGCTATCTGTGCTGTTCCCACGGCGTTTGCGTTGATTGCGAAGTGCCGCCGAACTTCTCCTGCG